GTTTGGCCCCGCCAAACCCGCGCCCGCCGCCGTAGCCGATGTCGTCCAGCGTCAGATAGCCGGGTTGGCCGGAAAGGCTGACCAGCTTACCCTGCCACCAGCTGTGGTTCGTGAAGTCGGCCTGGCCGTCGCCTGTTCGGGCACCGCCGTGGGCAGTCAGCTCCATGATATCCACGTCCATGCTCTCCGCGTTATGCTGGCTGATATCCATGGCGGTCTGGTTGATGCCAGTGCGCATGGCGCGAAGCACTACGGTCTCTAGCTTATCCGTGTGACCGCTGGGGTAGGTGATCGCATCAACCCCAGAAGCCGCAAGCTCCTTGATGCTCCGGCGGACGACCTGGTCATAGCTGAACGCGCCGCTGGCTACGCTTAGATGCCCCTGATCGAGAAGCCGGCCCAGCTGTTCCTGTACAGCAACCGGTAGGTTATGGTTTCCCATTAGGGCGCGTGTCTGGGTCAGGTTGTACAGCGTATTCATGGTGCGGCGGTATCCGCTCTGCGCCAGCTGCTGGGCCACGGCGCTTGTGCCGATGCCCTCCGGCTCTGGCTGCCCTGCGGCGCGGTAGAAGCGGTTGTCCTGCTCCTCGGCTTCCAGCATGGCTTGGGCGAAAATGGCAGCTACCTGGGGTGCTGCGTCCGCCATGAGCTGCTCCATGCGCTCTGCCAGGTGTTTGCGGCTGGCACCGAGAGCCTGTGCTCGCTCGGCCTGCCACTGGGCCCCCTCGGTCATGTAGTTGGCATTGGCAATTCGGCGTGCTATGTCCAGGAGGATGCCCAGCTCCAGGTCGTCAAACGCTGCCGCGCACCGCTGGGCGTAATCCTCGACCTGCTCTGGCCTCAGCAAGGCTCCACACGGTGCTTGCCGCCCTCGATGGTAATCTTATACCCTAACCAACGTAGAGCGTCGCACGCGCCCTCATAGCGGCCCCAGGCGGTCATGCTGCGGGCAACCCCCGCATTCAGTCGGAGCTCATCGAGCTTTTCCGCTGCTCTTTTTGCCGGAGCTGGATTTTTGGTCGTTTTGGCTGCTGCCATTGGTAAGCACCCCCTGTAAAATGTCGGTCGCCATGGATTCCTGCTGAATGGCGGCAATGGCCTGCTGCGCAGTGGCTTCATCCTCGCCATAGAAATGCTGGCGGTATTCTACCTTGCTGCGCAGGCCGAGCTGGAGCTCTGACTGCCACTGCACCATTTCGGTCTGCCGATCGATGATGATGGAATCGTCCCACTTGAAAGAAATTTCAGGCGCACCTGCTCCGGCAGGCACGGTATCCAGCTGATCTGCCCAGAAGTCAAGGGCGGCAATCAACCCACGCAGTGCGTCCTCCAGCGCGGCCTGAATATCGCTGACGGTCGCGTACAGCTTTTGGCGGCTGCTGATGATTTCGGTTGCGGTCTTTTCGGTCTCGGCGACTTGGGAGAGAACGCCGAAGCTCAAGCCGCATTTACTCTCAACATGCCGCAGATACTGGTTCAGGCCACTCAGATAGTTGCCATCGCGCAGGCTGGGGGCGAAAATCTGGTAAAAGGTTCCGCCGTCTGCAATGCCCGTGTTGATGTTCATGCCGCGGAACAAACGCTGGGCATGTTCCGGAGCGCGTTTGTTGAGCGCCTGGGCGGGAACGCCAAAGCGGCGCAGGCTTTCTTCGTCGGAGATAGGGGCACCGTTTTCGCCGATGGGGACGAGGTAGTTTTCATCAACGTCTACACCAAGTTCGCCGCCCTCGTATTCCCAATCCAGGCGAGTGAACTGGACGTCGGCATCGATAATCTCCGGGATGCCTGGCGCAAAAATGGCCGCGCCCAGCTCATTGTTGGGATCCACTGTATTGACAATGGGTGTGACGAAATAACCGCAGGGCACTTTATCCAGCCCGGGCAGGTAGGCGATGGGTTCTACGTCTTTCCACTCTGGACGGGCATCCAGCCCGATGGCGGTGCCCAGCTCGTTGTGGGTGCTTCCCATAAAAGCCAGGTTGATAACCTGTACACAGGGGTATTCTGCCGCAGCCGCAACGTCGCGGGCTTCCAGGATGTCGCGCTCCTTGTCGTGGTAGTCCTCCGGGCCGAGCAGGACGTGCATCCACTCCAGGCGGTTGTACACGTTCTTGCTATCCTGAATGCGGTTGACGAATACCACTTCCGTCAGCTCGCCGTCGGTGTTGGTGCTGATCGGGTAGATGCTGTCGGCACTTACAAAGCTCACCCCGATGTCGTTTCCGGCCTGGTAGGGCTTCCAGGCGCCGCTGCCCAGGGCCAGGGCCACGGACAGGATTCTGCGCCTGCGGGGGCTCATGACCTTTTGCATTTTGCGGTTGATCCAGTCCGCGCGCTGGCTGCCCTGGACGTTGATTTCCAGCTCCAGCGTGGTAAGCCGGGCAAGCTCTGTACAGATTGCAGCAGGCAGGCCCAGGGCTTTGGTATCCGGGTTCCGGTCGCAGGCTTCTCCCTTGATGGCCACGCGGTACCAGTTCTCGATGGCGGCCTGCTGCTTGTCGGTCATGAGGGTCTGCACGCCGAGCTCTTGTTCAATCTGGTTAAAGTCAATCATGCGTTTCGCACTCCTCGTTTCTGCCATATCGGTTCCATGGCGTAGCGTACCATGTCGATGCTGTGGTTGTCCGCGTCGATGTAGGTGTTTTGGACTTCCTGGGTTTTCTTATCGATGGGATACTCGTACTCGCTGAATTCCCGCGCGGTATGCGGGCAGCGCACGGGGTCAATGACAATTTTGGCGCGGCTTTGCAGCCATTTCATGCCGTCCGTTACGCTGGTACCGCCATGGGCGCTGTACTTATGGCAGCCGCGCAGACCGCGAAAGCCCAGGTCCCGCAGGGTTGCAATGCTTTTGTTGCCTGCGCTGTCAGCAATGATTTCCTTGTTCTTCCACGGTTCCAGAACGCGGGCCAGGTCTTCATCCTTTTCGCGGGTGGCGCGGTGCTCGGCAAAAATGTACAGGGTCCGCTTGGGGCTGCTGTAGGCCATCTCGCCGAAGTGGTTCGGGTCCGGGTACCAGCCCCAGTCCAGGCCGCAGTAGGTCCGGTCAAACTGCGAGATTTCTTCGCGCGAAATTTCCCGGATTTCCAGGTTATCAAATACCTGTGTGCCGCACCCCACCACCTCGCCCAGGTATTCATGCGCGTAGGCGATGGGATCCCGCTGTTTTAGGACCTCGGCTTCGTCAAAGAACTTCGGACCCAGCCAGTCTGCGGGGGTGGTTAGGTAGGTGGTATGATGCCGGAACTGCCGGGGCTTGGGCTCCCGCTTGTAGCGGTTGACCCAATGGCGGGCCATAGCAGGGGAGTTGAAGGTCTTGAAGGCAAAGGCGAAGGGGCCGCCGCGGAATACAGACTGTTCGACGTTTCGGATTTCTTCCTCTCCGTCGTACTGGTCGAATTCCTCAAAGTGGGCCACGCCAAAGTAGCCAAACGGTGCGGCCAGGGATTTCAGCTTGCCGGGGTCGTCCAGGCCGTAGAACTGGATGGTCTGCCCGGTGGGCAGGTACTCCAGGGTGTAGGGCTTCTTGGTCTGCTTCCAGAGGTGGCGGATGCCCATGCGGTCAATGACGCGGTTGTATTCCGGCCAGACGGAGGTCACGATGGTGTTGGCAACCTTACGCAGGACGATGCCGTGGATGTCCGGCACCCGCATAATGAGCAGGATGTGCTCGGTTGCGGCAAAGGTGGACTTGAGCGAACCACGCCCGCCGTCGCCTAGGTACTCGGTGTAATTGCCACTCCATACCGCGGTGTGGGCAGCGTAGTACTCAGGAATGATCAGGCTGGTCAGCCGTACCTCCGGATTGCTGCTGATCGGCAGTGTCCGGCGGTTTCGTTGCTGGTATGTCATCGATGAATACCACCTTTCCGCTCATGCCCCGCAGCTCTGGGTGCTCACTCCAGCGATCAGGGCACTTATTTTTGAGATAAAAACAGATCGCGCCCAGGTCGCCCTTGGATGCTTTCTGAAAAAGCGCGTTCTCCACGATGGCGATGGAGGCTTCCCGACCATTGTTGAATGCATCCCCGATGGTAGCCGGGTACTTGGCAATCCAGCGCCGCAGGGTTCGTGGGGCGATGGGCACGCCGCGCAGACGTTCCATATTGGTGCAGATTTCTTCCTGCGATAACCCCTGCTGCGCCCAGCTCTGGAGGAGCAGAAGGCCCGTGGGGTCAGTCCAGTCCTCGGCCTTTGGGCGTTTTTTCGGCAATGCTCACACCTCCTCCGTAGCGGCGTTCTGTGGGGTCTTAGTGTTTCTGTGGGTAACTTGTCGCATCAGTTCAGTTTGACCGCCTCACGGCCCGTGAACTGCTGCCAGCGGTCGATGATGACGTCGGCGTACTGCGGGTCAAACTCCATCGTAAAGCAGCGGCGGTTCATCTGCTCGCAGGCGATCAGCGTGCTGCCACTGCCGCCGAACAAGTCCAGAACGATTTGTCCCGGCTTGGAGCTGTTCTTGATGAGGTGGCCGACCAGGGGCACCGGCTTCATGGTGGGGTGCTCTTTGTTGGCGGCGGGCTTGTCGTAGCGCAGCACGGTCGTCTGCTCCTTTTGCAGGTATTCCTGCACACGTGTGGCCCATGCCAGCAGATCCTCTTTCTTCATCTTCTTGAGGTCCTCCGGCTTGGCGTCATCAATGACAGTGGTGTTGGTGCGGTCGTTGATGAAGTAATGGCCTGCACCCGGCTTCCAGCCATACAGGCAGGGTTCGTGCTGGTACTGGTAGTCGGCGCGGCCCAGCACCAGGCTGTTCTTGACCCAGATCAGGCAGCCGTGCAGCTCCCAGCCTGCCTCCCGGAACATGGCACGGAAGGCTTCGCCCTCGGTGTCTGCGTGGAAGATGTACGCGGCTGCGCCGGTGCGGCAGGCATCGTAAGCGCAGCAATATGCCTGGAGCAGAAATTGCCGGAACTGGCTTTCGTCCATACTGTCGTTCTGGATTTTCTTGCCGTTGCTGCCCTCGTAGTCCACGTTGTAGGGCGGGTCGGTGACCAGCAGATCCGCCTGTTCGCTGCCCATGAGCGCGTTGACGTACCGAGGGTCGGTGCTGTCGCCGACCATCAGGCGGTGGTTGCCCAGCTGCCAGATGTCGCCAACGCGGCAGGTGGGCTCCTCCGGCAGCTCCATGTCGTAGTCGTCATCCTCGGCGTCACCGTCCACCTGCTGTACAGCAACGTTCAGGCCAAAATCGGCGAAGTCATAGTCCAGGCCCTGGATTTCTGCGTTCAGCAGGGGAATGTCCCAGACCGCTACCTCACCGGTGGAATTGTCGGCCACACGGTATGCCTTGACCTGGTCAGGGGTAAGGTTGGCCGCCACCACGACCGGAACCTCTTTCAGCTTGAGCATCTTGGCGGCCTTGTAGCGGGTGTGCCCGACGATGATCACGCCGTCCTTGTCCACTACGATAGGCTGCTGAAAGCCAAATTCTTTGATGCTGTTGGCTACCGGCTTGACTGCCGCGGTGTTGTTGCACGGGTTGTTCTTGTAGGGGTGTACGTCACCAATTTTCCAGGTTTGAACTTCCATGTTTTGTCCTCCGCTTATAGGTTCTCCCTCTATCGTACCATGGTTTCAAGCATCAAATGTGACGGGATTTTTGGGCATAAAAAAGCGGCCCCGCGGGAACGGGAGGCCGAAAACTACGCGG